TACCAACGAGAAAAGAACCTCGTTCACATTTGGGATGATAAGCAGGGTTATAGAACATTTCCTTACACTCGATACGCTTATGAAAAAGCTGCTAATGGAAATTTTACTACTTTATATGGTGATAAGGTAAGTAAAATTTACAAATTCAAAAAGGATGATCCTGATTTATTCGAAAGTGATGTACCTGAAACTACGAGAGTTTTAGTAGATACTTATACTGATTCGGACTTACCATCAGAAGGACATGTTATCCTTACATATGATATTGAGTGTGAAATGGAGAGTGGTTTACCTAATCCAGAAGAAGCTACTAATGAGTTAACTTCAATTGCACTTCATGATTCAGCTACCAATCAATATTGGGTGTTGGTTATGGATAAAGCTGGTGAGATGTTGGAGAAGAAAACCGAATCAGCTATTGTACTTCCTTTCAGAACTGAAGAGGATATGTTAATGAAGTATTTGGAATTATATGAAATGATTAATCCATCTATTGTAACTGGTTGGAATATCGATTACTTTGATACACCAATGTTGTATAATCGTATCAAAAGATTATTAGGTAAAAGACACGCTAATAGATTATCACCAATCGGTGAGTGTTTTTGGTCACCTTATCGTAAGAGATACTTTATGGCTGGTGTATCTTATTTAGATTACCTTTCACTTTATAAAAACTTTACATACTCAGAATTGGATTCATATAGATTAGATTCTATTGCACAAAAAGAGTTAGGTAGAGGTAAGATTGAATATGATGGAAATTTGGATATTCTTTTCAAAGAAGATATTGAGAAGTTTATTGAATATAACTTAGTGGATGTTGAGTTAGTAGTTGAGTTTGATAAAAAACTTCAATTCATTGATACTGCAAGAGGTATTTGTCACGCTGGACATGTTCCTTATGAAGATTTCGTTTATTCATCAAAATACTTAGAAGGTGCACTTTTAACTTATTTGAAAAGAAAAAGTATTGTAGCACCTAACAAACCTGCTGATAGAAGAGAACGAATGGAAGCTCTTAAAGAAAATAAGCAAGAGAAGTTTATCGGAGCTTATGTAAAAGCACCAATCGTTGGTAAGTATGATTGGATATATGATTTGGATTTAACATCTCTATATCCTTCTATTATTATGAGTATCAATATTTCGCCTGAAACAAAGATGGGTAAGATTGCTGATTGGAGCGCTGAGGATTTCGTAAAAGGTAAGAGAGATAGTTGGGAAATTAATGGAGATACAATAACACAGGATAACTTAAAACTATTCTTTGAAAGAAGTAAGTTCTCAGTAGCATCAAATGGTGTACTATATCGTACTGATAAAGTTGGTTGTATTCCCGATATATTAGACCATTGGTTCTCACAAAGGGTAGAGTTTAGAAAGTTGGAAAAGAAATATGGTGACAGTGGTGAGAAAGAAAAGTACGCATTCTATAAGAAGAGACAGTTAGTACAAAAGATTCTTCTAAACTCATTATATGGAGTATTAGGATTACCAGCATTCCGATTCTATGATGTAGATAACGCTACAGCAGTAACAACAACGGGTCAAACTGTGATTAAATCAACTGCTGATATGACTAACATTAAATATAACAAAGAGTTGGAAACACCTGATGCTGATTCCAACATTTATATTGATACGGATTCGGTATTCTTTTCAGCAGCTCCTTTAATGGATAAGAGAATTCCTGATTGGAGAGATAATAACCAAGAAACAATAGCTGGGTTTGTAAATGATATAGCTGGTGAAGTGCAAGATTATCTAAATGATTTTTATGATATATTGGCTAAGAAGGTATTCAACATAGATAAACACCGATTTGAAATTAAAAAAGAATACGTTTCAAAAGCTGGTATTTGGATTGCAAAGAAAAGATATGCACAATGGATTATATCAGATAATGGTGTACCTTGTGATAAGTTAGATGTAAAGGGATTAGATGTTGTACGTTCTTCATATCCAGCTGCATTTAGGAAGTTTATGAGTGAAATACTTATTGAAATTCTTAGAGGTGATACCGAAGAACAATTAACAAATAGAGTTTACGATTTCAAAAATGATTTGGTAAATATGGATGTTGTTAAGATAGCTAAAGCAGGTGGAGTAAAAAACTTAAACAAATACATGCCTAAGAAGAGAGAACAAACAGCAATGTTTCAATTTATTAGTGGTACTCCAGCGCATGTAAAAGCATCAATCGCATATAATCAATTGTTAAAACACTTCAAAGTGGAAAATCAATACGAACCTTTGAAGGGTGGAGATAAAATAAAGTGGGTATATCTAAAACAAAATCAATATGGTTTAGATGCAGTAGCTATGAATGGTTACAATGACCCACCACAAATTATGGAGTTAATTAAAACATATATTAACTATGATAAAATCTTCGAAAGAGAACTTCTAAAAAAATTAGAAGATTTCTACGGAGCATTAGGGTGGGGAGAAGTTCTCTCTTCCAAAAAGACCGCTGAAAAGTTTTTCTCTTTTTAGTTGGATAATTAAAAATAAATTCGTATATTAGTAAACATTAAAATAAATCTTAAAAGTAAATTATGGAAAAAGCAAAATTTGATGGATTCATCAATAGATACAATCTCGGTGGAGAGGTTGAATCAGTAATGGTAAAATCTGAAGCTTCTAATCTTTCGGTTAGAATGATATCAGATGATAAAACTCTTTTAGGAGATGTAACAGTAACAGGTTCAGATTTCCCTGAAGGGGAGTTTGGTATCTATACTACATCTCAGTTGAAGGGATTATTAAGTGTATTAGATAATACAATAAAAGTAGAAGAAGTAACTGGTGCATTAAAGTTCTCAGATAAAGGAACTAAGATGCAGTATATGTTGGCAGCACCTTCAGTTATCCCAGCGGTACCTGATTTGAAAGCACTTCCTCCATTTAATGTAGATATTACATTAGATAATGAGTTTGTAAACAAATTCATCAAATCTAAGGGAGCATTAGCAGATGCTGATACATTTACATTTGAATGTAAAGGTGGTAAGGGAGAAATTATCTTAGGATACTCTTCAATTAACTCAAATAGAATTTCTATCTCAGTTGATTGTAAGTGTGAAGGGGATGTAGCTCCTATTGCATTCTCAGCAAAATATCTAAAAGCTATCTTATTAGCAAACAAAGGTTCATCAACTTCATCTCTACAAATTTCTTCGCAGGGATTATCTAAAGTTGCATTTACCGAAGGAGAGTATGTATCAAATTACTATTTGGTAGAGATTAAGTAATAACCATTAAAAAAGTAACTATGAGTTTTTGGGATACCGAACCAGCAAAGCCAGAATTTATATTTGAAAATGAGAAAAGAAAACTCATTGAAAATATGGACTACCTTATGACAATGAGTGTAGAAGAACAAACATTGTATAAGAAGTGGGTTGAGTTGCAGGAAGCCTCTATGATTAGAGATAAATCCCAAATTGCTACTCTTTATGATATGCAATGGAAACCAACTGATATCAATAATAAGGAACTAACGATTAAAGAAATTGAAGAGTTAGAACCTTATGTTGAAATCGTAGAGGATAAAGATGAAGCTACAAAGTGGACTCTTCTAAGGAAGATGATTCATACTATGAGCTGGACAGCTAATCCTGGTCGAAATGTTAAGTTGTTTCTTAAAGATAAAAAGAGTGGTAAACTTTTAGGTTTAGTATCATTAGCATCTGATGTTACTTCAATGGGTGTACGAGATAAGTACATTGGTTGGAATAAAGAAGATAAATTCGTAAAGGGTAAGTTAAATTTCACTACTATCGCATCCACTATTGTTTGTACCCAACCTTTAGGTTACAATTTCTTAGGTGGTAAGTTGACAGCAATGATGACTACCCTTCCAGAAGTACGAGAGTACTGGAAAAAGAAGTATGGGCAAACATTGATAGCTGTTGGAACTACTTCCCTTTACGGAATCCATTCCCAATACAACGGAATCCCTCACTTTAAAACGTTGGGGGAATCCGCTGGGAAAATATCTTTAAAACCTGATGATGAATTCTATGACCCTTGGCATCAATGGATTAAGGAGAATAGAGCAGATTGGTATGAAAAGGCTATTACTAACGAAAGAATCAGAAATGGTAAATCTATGGGAACTGGTAAGGGTGCTAGTGGACCTGTAAGTGGTATCAAACAAAAGATTCTATCACAAATCTTCAAAGAATGTGGAATCAAACAATCGGAGTATCATCATGGTTTCAAAAGAGGTGTATATCTCGCTATGATGTATGAGAATGGACCTGAGTTCTTACGTTCAGAAATTGAAGAAGATGAGTTAGTAATGAAAAAGAAGTTTGTTGATGGTGTTGATTATATCAACAATTGGTGGAAAAGACAAGCAATCAAACGATACTCAAAGTTGCATGATAATGGTAAGTTAAAGCCTGAAGATTTATTCTATATCGATGGTATAGGTAAAGATTGGGAAACTTTCAAAGCAGATAGATTAAAAGAAGTAGGTAGATAAAAAAATATAATATGGGATTTTTCGAAGAAACAAATAACGAACAAGTTGATAATAGTTTATGGGTAGAATCATACCGTCCAGTAACATTAGAAAACTATGTAGGTAACGAACACCTTAAAGAAAAGGTAAGTGGTTATTTAGAAACAGGTGATGTACCTCACCTTCTACTTTATGGTAGAGCAGGTACTGGTAAGACAACTCTTGCTAAACTAATTGTAAAATCAATGGATTGTGATTATATGGTAATCAACGCATCTGATGAAAACAATGTAGAGACTGTAAGAAACAAAGTAAAAGGATTCGCATCATCAATGGGATTCAAAAAGTATAAAATCATTATCTTAGATGAGTTTGATTATATGTCTCAGAACGCACAAGCTATTTTGAGAAATCTAATGGAAACATTTTCACAACATTGTAGATTTATCTTAACTTGTAATTATGTTGAAAAAGTAATTGACCCTATTCAGAGTAGATGTCAAACTTTTCAAATCATACCTCCAACTAAAAAGGATGTAGCAGTTCAAATATCAAAGATTTTGACTAGTGAGGAAGTAACATTTCAACCAAAAGATTTAGTTCCAATTATTGATGCTGGGTATCCTGATATTAGAAAGATTATCAATACTTGTCAATTAAACTCAATCAAAGGTGAGTTGAAAGTAGATACTCAAAACCTTTTGGAGAACGATTATAAAATGAAAGTTTTAGATATCCTAAAATCTTCAGATGATAAAAGAAATAAATATGTGAATATGAGACAAGCTATTATTGATAGTAGAGTAACTGATTTCTCAGAGTTATTTACATTATTATATGAAAAGGTAGATGAGTATGCACCATCAAATACGGCAAATGTAGTTATAGCATTAGCAGAAGGACAAAATAAACACTTTAATGCTATTGATAAAGAAATACCAATGGCAGCAACATTAATCGAAATATTAAATTTAATTTAAGATGGCAAAAATAGTAGGAATTGGTGGTAACAAACCACAAAAAGCATCAGACCAACCAACGCAAGGTGGTGGACCTAAAATTGATTTAGGTAAATCAAATCCTGTAATTTGTTCACATTGTGGATATGATGTATTCATAGATGGTTCTAAATTCAGAAAGATATCTAAGTTAGTAGCTGGAACTGCTCAAGATGTAGTAGTACCAATAGAAGTTTTACTTTGTGGAAATTGTGGTGAGATATGTGAAGAGTTACTATCACCACAACTAGCAGTATTAGAAGAATTAGATAGAAAAAAAGCTGAAGATAATGCCTAAATCATTATTTGACCACGTTAAGGCAATAACAAACGAACAAAATCCTAAATATTTTGATACGTTAGAAGAAGCTGATAAAAAGACTTGGAGTAACTATATGTTATTACGATTTCTATCTATGAAATACGAATGGATTGAAACAATATCAGCTGTTCAACCATATCTTCAAGAAGTTCCTCCTAAAGCATTCTATCTTGCTATGATTGATTTACTTCCAAAGGGTAGACACTTTATGAAGTATATGAAACCCAAAGGAGCTGATAAGTATGAAAAGTGGTTAGTTGAATTAGTAGCTAAACATTATGAAACTTCTAAGTTAGAAGCTGAAGATTACTTAAAGATTCTATACGCTAGTAGAACTGGTAAAGAAAAGATAAAACAATTATCAGAGGATTATGGTACTGACCCTAAGATAATAAAAAAGTTAAAATTGAAAATATAATTGAGAAAAGTTTGGTAATCCCAAACTTTTTTCGTATATTTGTATAACAAATAAAAGTTTATGGCAAAAGTAAGTTTTTCACAATACCAATTATATTCATCGTGTCCTCGTTCATATAAACTGAGATACATTGATAGATTGGGACAATCATCAGCTAATATTTATACTATTTTCGGAACTGCTATTCACGAAACAATACAACATTTCCTTTCGGTAATGTACGGAGTTTCTAAGAAACAAGCAATGGAAATAGATACTGATAAGTTGTTGTTAGAGTGGATGAGAAAAGAATACATCAAAGAGAACGATAAACTAACTGAGGGTAGTGTATGTACTCAGCTAGAATTAGAAGAGTTCTACGGAGATGGTAGATGTATATTAGAGTGGTTTAAAAAGAAATTAGATAAGTTCTATACAAAGAGTGGATTCGAACTAGTAGGAATTGAAATTCCATTAAATGCAAAAGTAAAAGAAGGTGTAAACTTCATAGGTTTTGTTGATGTGGTAATGAGAGATTTATCAGATAATTCAATTATCATTATTGATTTAAAAACATCAACTAGAGGTTGGAACAAATATCAGAAATCAGATAAGTATAAGAACGCACAAATCGTTATATACAAAAAGTATTATTCTGAATTATTCCAAATTCCATTGGAGAAGATTAAAGTTGAATATCAGATTATGAGAAGAAAACTTTATGAAGATGCTCCGTTCCCAATTCCGTATATGTCTAGGCATGTTCCAGCTAATGGTAAACCAACTGTTAATAAGGTTTATACTGAGTTTATGAACTTTGTAAATGAGGTATTTGATGATGAAGGTAATTATAGAGATTTACCATATCCTAAAGTTCCAGGTGATAGACAAAAGAATTGTAGATTCTGTGAGTTTAAGACTAGAGGAATTTGTGATGGTAAAGCTTAACGGAAAATAAATATCTATATACTTATATATATAAATACTAACAATATATACTATGAGTGTAGAAACTAAACTAACAACTGTAAAGATTATAAAAGGTGTTTATTCAAATTTCAAAAGAGTATCATTCGAATCGGATGTAACACTTCAAAAATTGGTAAACAGAACAGTTGAACGATATGTAAGCGATGATGGATTTAGAAAAGAAATGAATGAATATTCAAACCTTCAAATTTCAGGTT